CGCTTCCCAATTCAATTGAGCGTTCGACCCGCGACAGAGCATCCGTCGCGAAAGACAATTCCCGAATTTCTCGGGACGCGCGGCCTCCGGCATCGGCGCTTACGATCGTGCGACGCCATGCATTCGCGTGACCGCCCAGCGTGCTTCGTGACTCATGATCGATCGCGCCATCCGAGTCTTTCAGCTGCGCTATCGAAGTTGCCGCTGCGTTGCCCCTGACACCGTCACTTACTCGCGCAGTCGCATTCAGCGTGCTTGCTCCTGCGGCGAACGTCCTGAGCAATTGGGCGGCGTGAGCGGGAAGTTGCCAGCGATGATCTGCGGCGGTCGCGATGCCAGCGGTCGCGCGCGCGATCCGGCTGCCCACTCCGACGAAGCCGGCCATATGGTCGAGATGGCTGAACGCGCGCGCGGACTTCGATCCGCTGATCTCCGACGGTACGTCGATTGTCCTGGATTGCCTCGCCATCTGATGATTCGCTCTCATGCCGGAATTGAAAGGTTTGAACTAAGCTCGCGCGACGTTACGTTCGAATGGGCGGCGTTGAGAGGTCGCGGCCTCGACTCGCAAGGGGCGTCCCGCGAGTTCCTTGCCCTTCATCGCGCGCAACGCGACCGCGGCGTCGTCCTCATTCGCCATTTCGACAAATCCGAACCCGCGCGAGCGCCCGTCGAAACGGTCACGCACGATCTCGGCTCGTTCGACTCCGCCGATTTCGGCAAATGCTTCACGCAAATCGCCATCGCCCAGCGAAAAGCTCAGGTTCCCTACGAAAAGTCTCACTCCCATCGTCTTACCGTCTCGTGTGATTAGTTACTTCACGCATTGCGCTATAGGCACTGTTACTACTGCTCACGATTCGTCCCCTCCGCCGCGTTCGACGCGCATCCGCTCATAATCCGTGACCGCGTCGAGCCAATACGACAGCTCCGCAAAGTCCATCTCGCTCAGCTCCTGGACTGAGAATCCGGATTGAACGAGGCCTGCGAAGCTCGCTGCGGAGGGTGGTCGAAATTTTCGCCAATCACCTCGTCCTGCAGCGCCATTACGTCCGCAAGGTCCATTTCGAGCACTTCCTCATACACAATCCGGCGACCGTCCACGCGCGTCAGCTCCGCGATCAGGGCAAATATCACCGCGCTCGCGTCGCCACCCGCCGCCGCACGCTGGGCGCGCATCAGGTCCCGTCCATGACCTTTGCGAACCTGGGCGCGCGAACCCGAAGGTAGGTCGATGATCTGGGTACTTTCTTCCTCTTTCGCGTCCGGGTCGCCGATACGTACTCCATTGACCGTCAGTTCATCGGTTTTCATTAGTCATTGCTCCCGTCTTCCGAGCACAATGTAATGCTCGGTCAGCCGCCGAGATTCGAGCGGAAAGTACTTAGTTGGTCGACGCCGCCGACCACGTAGATATTGGCGAATACGTCATACAAGTATATTTGGACTCCGGCGACGTATAACTCACAGTGATAGATACTCACCACTGAGGTAGTTTCGACCATTTTATGCTGACGGAAGGTGGGACTACCGGCGTCCTTGAAGATCCCGGTCATCAGGTACACCACCGGGAGCTGCGCACTCCGGCCCTGGCTGGTGTACTGCTCGAGGTTGCTCAGCGCCTGAAAGGAATGTGTCTGGAATGGACTGGTGGACAGCGTGAGCGTACTCGCGTCGAACGACGTCCACTTGATTCTCGACTCGAGCTTGTCCACGCCCGCCCACAGCTCAGCCGTTCCAGCCATGCCGAGGCCCTTGTAGTCAATCATCTTGTGCCTGGGATTGGCGATCTCGATCTCTTCGGCGCGTCCCAGCAGTCCGACGCCGTCGATGTATATATTCGCATTAGTCAATGAGTTGATCTGGATATTCATCCTGTTTCCCCGGGATTCGCGCGAGTTACGATGTCGCTCCCGCGGCCGCGGTTATCGGACTGGTCTGTCCGAGTTGCTGAAGCAACGTCACATCTATGAATGCCTCGAAGGTGATCCTTTCGGCGGGTGGCGGGGGCATTACGTCGATGTCGAAGACCAACTGGCCGGCGGCGATCTGGGTGTATGGATTTTCCGCCGGGTCGAAGCTTGCGGCGCCGGCTACCAGCGCGCCGCGCTGGATGAGCGATCTGATGAAAGCGTTTGCGCTGGCGAGGATCGCCGTGATCAGCGCGTTGGAAATCGGCTGGTCGATAAACTGGAGCATCGCGAGTTCCAACGATTCTTCGATTATGTCCATCGTGCGGCGCACCGAGATGAAATTGTCAGGCTTGGTGCATGCCGGGTACTCGGCGCTGCGGTTGCCCCAGACCCGAAGTCCGGTGCCGAATGCGTTGAACACCGTCACGATGCCCGCCGCATTGAGATTGTTGGTGTCGGACGACGGGTCGAGAATAGAAGCGTAGAGGGTAACGTCGGGTCCGAGGATTCCATCGACCTGCGTGTTGGATGGCGACCACCAGTAGCCCTGCGCCAGGTCCTTGGCGGCTATCGCTCCAGCCACCCACTGTGAATACGGCCCGACCGAGTTGGCGTTGAATTGCGCGGTCACCGGGGCTCCTGACGTGCTGAGCGTGACTCCGGTCGGCACGATGCCGGTGTCGTAAAACGTCTCTTGCGGATAGCAGAGAATCGTCCGGCTGCTCGACGTTGCGAAGGCATTGCCTGCGACTGCACGATTGGCTATGGCGGTCGCCACCGCGGTCGAAGGCGGCGAGTCGACCAGCGCCATCGCGCGAATCGTGTTGGCCATCGCGTCGATTTCAGTAGCAACCGCGGCCTCCTGCGAGTATCCCGGCGCGATCAGTATCTTGGGAAAGAATCCCATCGTCCCGTAGGTCGTCTGAAATGCCTGGATCCCCGTGTACACGCCGCCGGTGACTTCCCCGATTATGTCAGTGGCCGCCACTTTCGACGGATCGGCGTAGTTGAACGTAATCAACACGCTGGCGCCGCCGGTAATATGTCCTCCCGATCCGGTTGGCACGATCGTAATCGCACCATTGACCGGGTCGAGCGTATAGTCAGTGCCGGCGACATAAGTAGTACCGGCAGGATTACTAGTGACTACCACGTTCGACACGCCCATGTGGCCGAGGTTGATAGCTCCCTGCGCGTTGAAGGTGAATGCGGTCGCGGATATCGCAGTGAAATGTATGCTGGGATTGAACACGTTGACGACGATCGCCTGTCCGGCGCGTTGCGCCTGGATCGCCGCGAGCGCGTATGGAATCGAGTACCCTTGAACGATAGGTCCGAAGTTTGCGGCGTCGAGCGCCGACGAGACCAGCGCCGGCGTGTTGGGCGCCACCGCGACCGACGGCGATTCCACCGCCCACGACGGTGCCGTGCCGACCAGTCCAATCACCGCCGATTTGACGACGGTGACCGGGACCGGGCCATTAGGCACTTCGATTACCTCAACTCCGTGTAAGAAACTCGCTGGCATGTGTCACCTGTTACTCAGTTGAATCGAATTACTATTGATTCCGGCCTAGTTAACCGGCTCGGTCTGACCCGCAGCCGCAATGACCTCTTCGGCGTAGGTGTACGCGATCTGCACGGTCTCGCCGGCGGAAATTGCACCGCCGGGGATCGCAGTGACGATTCCGCTGGCGCGATCTACGAAGAAATCCGTGCCAAGGATCAGCGATCCGCCGCCGGAAGCCGTGATACTCACCGCAAACACGTTGCCCTGCGGAAGCTGAACCTGGAGGTTCGAGTTGAACGTGTACGCCGCCGCGCCGACCGTGACGGGAGTGATTCCGCCTTCGTCCATCGCGATGCCCCTCGTGAAGAGCGGGAACCCGTCCGTATACGACGCTTCGACGGCGACGGTGCTCAGCTGGAACGTCGATGCGTAGGTCCACACGCCGCCCTGCTTGTCGCGCTTCAGGAATTTTTCACGCACCGGGTACATCTGGCGGCACCCCGGAATCCGATATCCGGTCAGCGCAATGCGAACGGCCTCGATGATCGCGTAGGCGCCGGGACTCGGCCCCGACAGGTCTCCACCGACGGCCCATCCGAGGTCGCGCATCATTATCGCGATCTCGAACTCGAGTTTGCGTTCCTGGATTATCGCCGCGGTGTCGAGCAAGTCGCCGTACTGCGCGCCCTTGTACATCACCAACGCCGCGCCCACGCGATGGGTCAGGCGCCAGGTCTCGGGCCGATCCGGATAGTGCGCGATTTCGATCGAGTCGATTTGCGAACTCAGTCGATTCAGGATCGCGTCTTCGATCGTCGCGATATCTATCGCCGTCGGCGGCGTGAAGACCATGCCGTTCCACGGCGCGTCGAGCATGGCATCCATCTCAGTAGCCCTTCAGATTGCCGCGGTTGAAGACGCGAGCCGGCGCCCGCACGGTTTCCACCGACCCGGGGGCCGTCGGCGGTTCCTGGTTGTCGGCGGACAGGCCGAGAGTGAGCTCGCCGGCCGCGACCTTGGTGAGCATCGCGATCGCGTCTTCATAACGCTTGCGCGCGTCTTCGAGGTCGTGCAGCGGGCGCAGCGATTGCAGCCGGTACATCGCGATATCGGTTGTGAGACGGTTGAGAACGGCCGGCGGATCGGTCAGCGGCAGGGCGAAGCGGCCTTCAATATATCCGTCGATTTCCGCGGAAGCGTCGGCAAGAGCCTGCGTGATCGGCGCGTCATTTACGGTGGTCGCGGTAGGGTCTTCATTAGTCAATTGAACAAGGTCTCGATTAGGGTATCGATTGGTCACATCTTGCGCGGTCGCGTAACTCACGGTAGTAACCTCATCGCATCAGAAGTGGTGATGATCCTTAAGGGCCTCTCCGCGGGCGGCAGGCAAATTGCCCGCGCCCGCGGAGAGTCGGCACGCACTCCGGCGGCGCAGGTGGGAGGGGGACCCGCGGTACGCCGGCTCAGGGAAATTGGTTTCATATCAGCGTCCCTACGCCAGGTACTCACTGACTATGAGGCTCGCGCTCTTGAGCCAGATGTTCGAGGTTGCGACGTTCGCACTCGCGCCCGCGCCGACCATGAACTCGGAGTTCAGCAATTGACGCGCGACTTCTTCGAGCGACGGCGGCACCAGCAGGTAGACGCCCTCGCGGCTCGACAGGGCGCCAAACGGCTGTCCCGCATCGGTTGTGAATGATCTCATCGCGGCGCGCGCCGCTCCGTAGTTGGTCGGATTGCTCAGATCGGTGTTGCTGGCGTATGCCAACTGCCAGAGTCCGACGCCGGTGTTGGCGCGCCCGTCGACGCCGTAGCGAAACTCGCGCCGGTTGAACACCGCTTCATCGGTGACAGTATTCATTCGGGTCACTGCGTATTCGCGCCGGAGCTGAAAGATGAATGGACGAATCACCCGCGAAGCATCGATCAGGAACCAGTACGCACCCGACCCGCTCGAGTTGATATTCGCCGCGGTGGTTCCGGTCTGTCCCATCAGGCCGACCGGATGGCTCGCCGAGAAAAAAGGCACCTGGTCGAAGCCGACGACCTCGCTTGGATTGGCCACCGCGTTTTTGATCATCGCGAACAGCAGCATGTCGGGATGCACCTTGGTGTCCCATCCAAGCTGCTCGATGATCGGCTCGTAGGCGCCGTAGCTATCGTCCTCGATATCATTGCGATCGATCGCGACAGTATCTTCGAAATTCCGATTGACTATTGTGTATTGATGCGTTTCGAGCGCCTGGATTACTCTGTCGCCCAGCCATTCGCGGAACTTGGTAGTGCGGCCGAGCCATGGATAGGTAGTCTGGCGCGACGCCGAACGCACCACGCTGGTGATCTGTTCGTAGTATGAAGGCGGCTTCTCGAATCCGCGCTGGAAGACGACGTCGAAGCCGGTAAACAATGCGGTCAGATTCGCTGCGCTGATTTCCATCTAATTCTTCCTCGTCTTCGTTTTTCGGGTGAAGCAAGTCATCACGCGGCCTCGGTCGCTTGATGCCAGAAATCCACCCACACCTCGCCGCTCGGATCGATCGCAACCACGGTTCCGGCCGCCGCGTATTGCTGCACCGTTGCGCCACTTGCGCGATCAGCGGCGGTGACGTTGTTGTCGTCGAGCGCAAAGCAGATGAGACCGACCTGCGCCGCGCCAACCGATCCATCCGTCGCGTAGAGGAAGACTCCCTTGCGCGCGGTGATCGAAATCGCGCCGGCGGCGCCAGGATTGTTGATTGCGTTCTGCCCCGGGATGCCGTTGCTCACGTATTCGGCGCGGCCTATGATCTTGAGCGCGTTTGCGACAGTCGTGGTCGCGGAGGCGGGCACCGCATTGCCAGCGGCGTTCAGCGCGACGATCCCGCCCAGGTAAATGTTGGTGTTCGCTTCGACCGGGTAAACGCGCATCCTGCCGCCATCGGCCATCTCGGGCGTGTTCCGCGCATTGGTTAGAGCCGCCATCTTTTCACCCTTGTTGATGCGCGTCGGCGCGGCCGCTTAAGAGCCGCGCGAGGCGCGAGTTAGTCCTGGTTGTTTCGAAAGTCGGCGCCGCGGATTTCCGCGTTGCGGAGATCGGCGTCGGCGCGTTCAAGGCTCAGAAAGTCCGGGCGCCCGCGCTTGCTCCGGATAAATTCCGAATGCTTGAGGCCGAGTTGCGAGCAGATGGCGAGCTCCGTCGCGCTGAGCACGCCGGCTCGCCGGTCAGCCGGCGGCTCTCCATCGAGTGCCAGATTCGCGCCGACGATAGACGGCTGCTTGGCGGCGAACGCCTGGAATCCGCGCGCGTCCGCGGCGCAGTAGGCGATCGCCCACTCGCGCTGCGCCGGCACGATTTTGCCGGCGCGAATCGCCTCTTCCACCGTATGCGCGGCGCGCTCGCGCGAGCGCTCGGCCTTGAGCGCGTTGAGCTCAGTGAGCGTCCGCTCGAACTCGGCGATCGCCACATAATGCGCCGGGTCGTGCGCGTGAGCGCCGGTGGCCGGCGACGGGGCATCCCCGGCCGCGCGCAACTCGCGCACCCTTGCGACGACGTCGGCGACCGACGCATCGCCATCGAGGTTCAGCAGATCGCGTAACTCTTGAGTTGGAAATTCCATGCGTTCGTCCCTCGCGTCCGCGGCCGCCGTGCGCGACGCCGCGATCGCGGTCAGGTGAAGGTTTGGGTTGTTGGTGAGTCCGGCTCGCAACAGCCGGGTCACGACGCCATCTTTCGGATCGAACTGGAACACGGGCGAGACGTACCGGTACTCGCGCGCGACGATCGAATTGGCGGCGCGGGACGTCCATTCCACACGCCCCCACACCGCGCCGCCGCGCACCTCGAGTTCGCGAATCCATCCGGCGGCAGGGGCGGGCCGTCCTTCCGGCGCGCCGAAATCCGTGGCATGGTCGTAGTCAATCGGCAGGCCCGCATTCATCTGCAACGCGATTGTCGACTCGATTACCGAGGCCGGATCGTCAAGCCGAAATGGCCCGCGTCCGTCGCGCCCGTAAAACACCCCGGCCGGGAGCAGCTCGATCCATTCGGGAGCGGCCGCGACTCTTTCTCCCGGCGCCGGCGCAGAGGCGGGCGCACCGGCGGTATCGATCACGAACGAAGGAATCAGTTTGCCCGCCCGCGTCTCGCTCTCACCGCCGGTGCGTGTAATGAGGTCTTCCATCGAGGCGCATTGTGCATCGCGTT